AGTTATAAGCCTTACATTGTTTATAATCCAAGTGCTGAATATAGATGGATAGATTTAACACAAGGCAGTTCTTTAAGGGATATTGATATTCAAATTTACTTTTTGGATAGACAAGGACAATTAAATCTTTTTTTGTTGTCTTCTGGCTCAACCGCAACGATTAAAATTTTGTTCGAAAAAAAAATTAAGACTTAATTAATTAATTTTTTTTTCTTTGTATAAAACATAAAATAATAATGAATGAATTTGAACCAAAACTCGTTTTAGATAGTCGTATTAATGATATCAGTGATAAAATTGATGTAGCCGTCGAAAGTTCGGCTGCTCAATCCACTTACCAATCCTTCCCTAGTGTTAATAGTTCCAATTCTTCTATCACTTGGAATGTTAATATTCCCTCGGAGAATATAGCAGTGGATAGAAGAGTATTGATTAAAACCAAAGTATCTTTTACTGTAAATATTGGACCAGGTGTTCCTATGGGAGAACAAGCATTTAAATGGGGTTTAGGTGATGGTTTCGGACAGTTTCCATTCAATTCCTTATTTAGTCAAGTTCAAGCAACCATTAATAATGTGAGTGTTTCAACTCCATCTGAGGATATTATGGCACCGCTTCTTCGCTTATGCGACCAGAAAGAAGTATCCAAAATGAATTTAACGACCGCTTCGTACATCGACCAAAATTACAGTAGTATTAAGGGTTTTCACCAAGATTATTTCTGTAGTAACAATCCTGTTGGAAGTGTCGGCAGTGTAGGCTATGACAGCACTATTCAACCAAACGGGCACTTATACCCAGAAATTGTAGTTAAGCAGTATTTCAATGGTGCTGAAGTAAATGTTAATGCATCAAATATTTCTATGAATGAACTCAGCACATTTGTTGTTACAGTCAAAGCAACATTAGTAGAACCTCTATTGTTTCTATCGCCGTTTAGTGGTTTAGTCAAATCCAAAAATGAAGCATCTCTTTTAGGAATAAACAATATCAACATCGTTGCAAACATTAATACAGCAAATTTGAATAAATTCTTTAAATCAACCGTATCTTCGCCAGTTAGAACGGTAAGTTTAGGAGTTGGTGGTGGTAATGCTTTTGAAGCACCAGAACTTTTACTCAATCTTCTAACTCTTCAACCAGAACAATATTCGCGTATCAATACTCGTAATGTATTACCTATACAAGACTATCCTCGATTTGTTTCTTCGAGTAATACATCTTTCGCAGTAGGAGCAACTCAAAGTTTTACCTTCCCAGTCATTCAACTTAACCAAGTCCCAGACACTCTTTTAGTCTTTATTCGTCCTCCTAACAGTTCTCTATCAGATGCTACGAAATTTAATCGTCTATCCAGTTATGCTACTATTGATAAAGCCTCAATTAGTTTTAATAATCAATAGGGTATCCTTGCTTCTTGTTCTCAGGAAGAGTTGTATAATTTGTCCCAGGCAAATGGTAGCAAACAAACCTTCCCAGATTTCATAGGTAAGGCAACGAGTAATTTCTCTATAAGTCAAGATAAAAGCGTCAAAAACGCAACTGGTGAACCTCTAAATGTGGAAGTTCTTGATTTTATTAGAACTTATGGTATTCCAATATCCACACAAGGGTCTATTTTGGTATTAAAACCTGCCTATAATTTCAATTTACCTTCTTTCCTTTCAGCAGGAAGTCTTGGTCAGTTTGGACTACAAATTCAATTAACCTGCACGAATAATCTTATAGAAGCGATTACTAATCCAGAAATGGTGGTAATAGCGGTCAATAGTGGTCTTATGGTAACTCAACAGGGCTCGTCGTCTCTTTACTCGGGACTTCTAACCAAGAATATGGTTCTCGAAACCAAACAAAAGCAACCAGCTATGGATAGTTCTACTTTTACTTCTTTGACGGGTGGCTCAGTTCAAGAAAGCTGTAATACAGGACTTCGAAAAGTGCTTAAAAAACACTTAGGAAGTAAAGGGGCGGGACTTTCTGCTGGTGGTTTGAGTGCTGGTGGTTTGTCTGCGGGTTCTGTCTTCGGAGATAAAGTAGGTAAATATGCTGATACTGTAAGCAAGATGTCTAAATATATTTAAAATTCTCAATAATTATTTATTTTTAGAATAAAATATTATTAATAAGTATAATGAAACCTAATGAAAATGTTGCTAAAGACTTAGCTTATCAACAGATGATTTATAATAAACTATTAGAGATTGATGGACGTTTTGCTACACTCTTTCCTTATACTAATATGGCTCAGGATGTATTGGAAGGTGGAACACGTCTAAGAGAACATCCTTTACCAGGTGTATCAATGGAAACTTATGAACCATCTACATTAGCAACTGGTGGAGGATGTTCAGGACCACAAATACAACGTCCACCACAGCCTAAATTGTTAAGAAAGAATGCTAATATTAAAACTCTATCAGGTGGAGGTAATAATCGAATGGAACTTGTTAAAAAGATTATGAAGGAACAAGGCTTAAATTTACCTCAAGCATCGAAATACATTAAAGAGAATGACTTATATAAAAAAGCTGAAAAAGTAGTAGGTGGAGGAAATAAAATAGTTGGAGGCAAAAAAGTAAATCGTTTAAAGAAAGCGAAGCGTTGGAAAGACTTCGCCCTTGATACTGCTAATGATGGCTTAGACCTAGCACAAAGAGCAACTGACCCTTTTAAACATGTAAAGAATTTGTTTGGTGGCGATGTCAAGCCTAAACGGGCCCCGTCTCAGTGGATACAATTCGTTAAACAGTTTGCTGCTAAAAATGGTATACCTTACAAGGAAGCATTGAAAAAGGCTGGAGTTGAATATAGAAAATTGAAAGGTTAATTATTTAATTGATTCAAAAATAATTCATACCAATATTATAATATATTAATATGAATTATCTTATAGATTTTGATACATCATACAAGAAAACGAAAAAGTTTAAAATAGTACTGTCTATAGATGGAAAGAAGAAGACTATTCATTTTGGATCTAAAAATTCTACAACCTTTATAGAAGGAGCTTCAAAAAATAAAAGAGAGAACTATATAAAAAGACACAAGGTAAGAGATGACTGGGACGAAATCAATGCAGGAAGCTTAAGTAGATTCATACTCTGGGGAGATAGTAATAATCTAATGAAAAACTTGATTCAGTACTTGGATGATTTCAATATTCAATATGAATAATTGATGCCCTTATGGTTCATCTTTCTTTAAAATAAAAGCTCATAAGGTCATCATTCTTCTTTAATATAAGTATTCATTGCTACATCTACAGACGTCCCCATATGTTTTACATCAGATTTGAGTTCTTCCATTACATCACCATATTTATCAGTCAGGAATATATTTCTTAACATGCTACTGCTTATTTTCTTACCGAATATTTTATTTAATATTTTTGTAATTTCTGTGCTATTCTTTAATGCTTTACCTTGTTCATCTACTAAAAAGGGGATATCATATTCTTTCTTTTTCAATTCAGCTTTCAAAGGATGATATTTAAGATACAATTGAATCACTTCTTTTAAATCGTCAGGTACATCTATGTTTACAGAATGATATTTCTTATCTGTTTTGTATTTATTCAGAATGAACTTCATATTATTCTTTTTATCTATTATTAAATAATTATGATTCTCATCCTCAGTATTCGAGCTTATCTTCATCAGTGAGTAATCTTTATTTCTTCTTGGGTTAATCAAAGTATATAATGAAAGTATCGTATAATGTAAGAGCTTATTAAATACTGCTTTGTCGATCTTTCTTTTCAACTTTTTGTGGACACTTAATACTTCTTCTTGAGATATCCAGTTCTTTTCTTGCTTTTCTGTTTTATCTGTATTGACTTTCAATTCATTATTGAAATCCTTCAACAATTCAAAGTATTCATCATACATCTTTTTGTATTTAGGAAAATCTCTCAGCACACTACAAATAGAGATGATATAACTTCTTTGAGTAGTTGGCTTCAAATCCTTAATCTTACTATGAATCTCTTCTTTATTCTTCAAAAAGTTAAAAGACTTTATAGGCTTGTTGTCATTGAGTTTTAACAAATTTCTTTTATAAAGATTAATTGAATTCTGAGAAAGTTGTCTTGATTCTAATGCTTTATCAATAATATTCATATACTATAGCTTGAGATTTTAATTTTATAGAAATCTAATAATCCTTAATATTTTAATTAATTAATAAAATAAAATGATGACATATATTATAAGTATGTATTCAGGAAATGGAAATGACATAAATCAGGCTTCTTATAAATTGTCGAAAATAGCTTTAAGAAATACACCAGCAAAGAATCCTAAAGAGTATAAAACAACAGCAGAAAGAGAGGCTGAAAAGAATGAAGGAAAGGTAGCATCCATAACAAATTTACTTGATGAAATGGACACAACCATTTATGTTATCAATGATAAATTAGATGATTTAGATTTGGATGAAGAAGATGAAGATTCTGATGATGGAGAAGGGTTAGAAGGTGGTATGAAAATAGCACCAAAAAAGAAAGCAAGTATATTGGAAAAGGTAACCAATGATTTTTTATCTCAAAAACTCAAAGAATTGAAACTATCAAGCTCAGGAAAGAAAGACGTTCTATTAGCAAGACTTCTCCAACATGTAAGTGAAAGTGATATTATAGATGAATATAATAAAATGGTTGAGGAATATAATGAAAGTATAAAACCAAAAGAGATAGAAACACAGACATCAAATGAAACTGGAGAAATGGAAACACAGACAGCACCCCAAATGGTTGTTGATACGGGAACCCAGACTCAAAATCCAGAGGATGACTACTATACCCTTCTAGCCGAAAATCAAAGAGTAGACCCATATGATAAATATTACACGAATAGTGTAGATGGAGATGCTTACGATGTGGATGATAGAGAACAATCAAGATTTGATGGCTATGATACTTTAAGCAGTGATGAAGAAACAACAGATTTCATTCAAAATATGGTAAATAGTGGAGAGGTAGAACAGCATAATACTATCATCCATCCATTTGGTGCTCGAGGTGTAGATGAACGAAAAGATAACGATGATACATATTTTGCTCAAGAAGATGATGATTTAGAGGGACAACAACCAGAACCAGAACAGCAACCAGATGGAGGAGATAATGATGATAACTCTGTCAGTGAAGAGGGAATAGACGGCTCTCTTAAAAGTGATTTGAATTCTAATGTCATGAAACTAGAAGAACAAGTGAATAGACTTTCACGATTGACAAAAGGATTAAACACAGCTATCAATTATTCCAGCTCAATAGAAGCTCAAAGCCTGAATAGTAGCAATCAAAAACTCATAAGTTCTAATCAGAAAACAATGGACTATTTGAACAGGATTCCAAATATACATGAAAGATTTGATACAAAAATGAAAAGCATCCTAAACAAAATTTTAAATCAATACAACATTATACAAAGTGCTTTAGGTGGTTATTCAGGTGAATATATACAAGGTGGTTCATTCTTAAGTGCGTCTTTGGTTCCTATAGCTACCCAATTGATGCGAAGAGCTGGAAGAGAGGAAAACCTTGCTTATTTGAATAGTTCAAGAAAACGATTTTATTAAATAAAAATATATCATTATTATAAAATGAAAGAATACAACAACAATTTAAAAACCCTTTTCAAAACAAT